TCACTGGCGCCGCTCGTGCGCCGCCCGGTAATGCGCTTCGCGCCACTTCGCGGGATCGATTTGCGGGATTGCGTCGACCATCCAATCAGGATCGACCACGTTCCCCTTGCCGAACACTATGCGGGTAGCGGCGCCCTTGGCCGGCGGCGAAATCTCCCGAACGATATCCCCCGACGACAAGCGTCTGGCGTTTTCGCGGAGCAACTGCTTCGCGATTTTGTGGCCGGAGCCATCCGGTGCACCCATCGAGCCATACGGCTCATCCTCCGTGAAGCTTGTGTCGCCCTCATCGCCGTTGTGGTCCAACTCGTCGCCGTTCGGCTCGCACTCATCATCACCTTCGCGGTCATCACCGGGCTCATCCTTGGTGCAGCCCATACCGTGGCCGGTCCACCCAAGCTCGGGCTCTCCGTCTTCAACATACCATTGCTTCGGGTCGGTTTCGGTGCGCCGCACTTGGTTGATTTCCTCCGTCAATCCAAGGGATGGTTCGCCGCTCTCTTCGGCGACCATGCCTTCAACGTCGCCGTAGCCGCTTTCCTCGACCTCCGCATTTTCCCCGGCGTCGTCTTCGCCATCAGTACGGGACCCGGCGCCCCAAGCGTCTTGGCCGCGCGACCTGTCATGGTAGAGAACTCCCGACCGGCCCCAAGGACTTTCAAGCGATGCTGGATGCCTTTCGATAGAGCCGAGCGACGGTTCGGCGTCTGCGTTGTCCTCAAGGTCGCAGTCGTCGGCTTCGCGGTCGTCATGGTCCATGTCGGCCCGAAGCGCCGACGGTCCCCGGTCAGGCCACCCCAGCGAGGGTTCGTCATCGCCCGTCGCTTCGATATCGGGATCTGGGCTCATGGCGTCGAGCAGGTCAATCAGCCGCTCGATCGAGGTTGAAATGGCAAGGCGGTCATTCTCCGCCACGGTCAGGAAGATAGCTCCGTCTGCACGGCGCATTTCAGGTTCATGGATAGTCATGGTTTTTCCGTCCTGGTTTGAAACCGGCTTCTCACGGCCGGCGGGATGTGTGCCACGGTGGCATACATTCCTGTCTCGGCGGGCGGCGCCGAAGCCGGGAGTTGAGAACCTGCCAGGACGACAGGCCGAACGTTTTTAAGGTTGCCCTCTGGACATAGCGTCCGCTCCCGGCCATATTCGACCGAGTTGGACGCCCGCCAAGGCGCGCCATATGCGCACAGAAACCCGCCAAGGTTTCCTACGCGTTCAGGTCAACGCCTCGCCAAAGGTGGTCGACCTATAGTCCTAGTCCGGGTTCTCAAGCCCACGGACACGATGCCTTTATTCGGTTAAAAATTCAAGCATGCCCTTTCGGGGGCGTAGCTTTGCCCGCGCTCAAGCGGTGGCGCCTGAACCCCCTTGCCTGATTCGGCCGTTGTGGTAGCCTGTGGATAGGCCGTGAGAAGCCCAAACAGGACTACCCAAGATGATACCCGCGACCGTTCGCAACCGCATGTCGGCCAAGCGCCGGCACCATATCTTTTCTGAAAATTGCACCGGCCACAACGTCGCGCCGTGCTGCCTGTGTGGCCAGCCGATCCATCGGCACAACGATCAATGGATCATTGAACACAAGCGCGCGCTCGGGTTGCTCGGCCCGGACCTCAACACCAACTGTGCGCCAGCTCATGAGACGTGCCGCAGGCTCAAGGACAAGCGCGACCTTGCTATGATTGCGAAGGCGAAGCGGCAGTCCGAGGCGGGCGCGAAAAAGGAAAAGCCGGCTCGAGGTTTTCAAACCCCGGCCGGCGTGGCGTTCGACTGGCGCTTGCGGCGCTATGTGCGGGTCAGCGCTTCTGCCGACGTTCAGCTTCCATCGTAGCGTTCATGGCAGCTTGCCCTGCCACCAGCGACGAGATGGCGGACTGCATGGCGTCCAGGCGCCTTATCGTGTCATCCTGAAATTTCTCCCGGTCTGCCCTGCCCCGAACGCTGTTCGTTTCCAGCGTCAAGACACGGTCCTTTAGAGCCGGGATCTGCAAGCTGACTTCCTGCACCTGGGCGGCAACAATGGCGGTGGCGGATGCCTGCTCAACAAACCGGGTGTCGAGCCAGTTCATGGCAAGCCACCCGAGCATCCCCAAGACCGGCGTGGCGCCGATCATGGAAAGCCGGGCGATCAGTCGAAGGCCGACACTGTCAGCCAGCTTTTCCATATTGTCGGTCATGGGCTGCTGTCCTTCAGGCACGGCTATTGCAGTTCTGTTCGGCGCGATGCGCTGGCCGTTGTGTGTCGGTCGCACTCCTCCGCCGTGTACAGCTTCAACGCGCAGCCAGGCGCCATTGTTCGATCGATCTTGTTCTGATCCTCGACCGTCTTGCCCTTTGCTCCGGCGAGGCTGTTACCGAGGGCCGAGCGTAGCGCTGGTGCACCGCTGACGTCCGAAGTCGTACACGCCGCCAGCGTCAATGCACTCGTCAAGAGACATGCGAGCGTCGATGCCCTTTTGAATCGCATTCTGATTTCCCTTCTCGATCTTAGCGCGGACCTCGTCGGCGCCTTTGTGCTTGATGAATTCGTAGACCCCGAGCACGGCGCCCGAGGCGACAAGGGCGATGGCCGCCCAGCCGATGACGCCGCCGACCAGGCGCGAGACGCCAAGCCGGTCGGCAAGGAAGGTGATGAGCAAGCTCATGCCGGAGCCGTGCCGAGGGCCGCGGCAAGCCGCTTGGCCTTGCGGTTGGCGTACCAGCGGTAGCCGGCGCCGCCGAGCAGCAGCACGGCACTGAGGACGGCCAGGGCCATCACGACCTTCATGATGAACTCGCTGCCGTAGGACATCGGCGAAAGCTGGTTCTGGAGATCCTGCAGCGTGCCGGCGATGCCGCCGCTGCCGATGCCGGCGCCGATCGCCGCGTCGGCCGGCGCGGTCGAGGGTGGCGCCTCAGCGTCCTCGACAAAAGCCTTCGCCTGACCGCCGTCGTAGAAGCTGGCGGCTTGCGGCACCTGACCAGTCGCCCATGCCTGACCGATCGATCGGACTTCAGTGACACGCGCCGACCAGCCACGGCCAAAGGTGGCGAAGGTGCTGAGGCGCTTCAGGAAGGCCATGCGCGCGTTGCAGATGCGATCGATCAGCGCGTCGTTGTTCTTGTCGGCCTTGAGCGCCGCCAGCGTGCCGACGCCCATAACGCCGTCAATTCGCCCGGTGTAGGCAGGCCGTAGCGCCTGCTGAAGCCACATGATCGAGCGGCCGGGGCCGGAGTTCACCGCGCCGTCGAACAGAACGTAGTCGACGCCGGCCGGCAGCAGATCGCCCTTTACAGCATCCCAATACTGCCTGTCATAGATTTCGTTCAGTTCATCCGTGGTGATGCCCTTCACCGAGCGCACCGCAAGGCCTTTGCCCTTCCGATAGCCGTCATAGACGCGCTGGGTGACGCCCTTCATGGTGGCGCCACCTGGGTCGGCAGGATGGTTCGAATAACCGCCCTCATGCGCGAGCACGCGGGCAAGCGATTCCTTTTCACGAGAGACAGCCATGCGAAATCCTTTCCGCCTATCGGCAGATTGTGTGAGTTTGGGTTTTGGGGTAGTTGGAGAGCGGCCCGCTTGCGGGGCCGGAGCCTAAGCCGCGATGATCACAAGGCTAGTAGAACGTGGGTTTGCGATATGCGGCAGTCTTGCCGGTATCTTCCTATCGCTCGCGCTGCTGCATGGTTTGCATGACACCTGGCACCCGGAACTGTTCCAGTTCGTGGTTCTGAAATGGTTCAGCTTCGGCATCTTCATGCTCATCGCAATCTTCTCGCTGATCACGATAATCGAGGCCGCGTTCGGCACCCGGTGGTTCGGCCCTCTGAAATAGTTATTCGGCCGCAAGCACCGCGGCCGGGTCGAGTTCGAGGGCCGTGACGAACGCCATGGCGTCGGGATCGTCGCAATAGACCGAGGGATGATCGGGCGCGAACCAGCGCGCGAAAAACTTCGGTTGCGCTGTCAGCATGGCATAGGCCTGATCCATCTTGTCGAGGTCGATCAGGCGTTGCATCACCGTCGATTTGGCGACCATAGCGCGCGGCGGGTCGACAGGGGGCGGCGCGTCCTCATAGGTGTTGACGTAGGTTGGAACGCCGTCGATCAACCAGACCTGCGTATCGACGATCACCTTGCCGACCGGGCCCGGCACAGCGTCGGCAATCGTCATCAACTTATAGCCATGTCCCTGCCATCCATCGACGGCGGGACTGGTGTATGCCACTTCCGTCCGCTCCTCGGTGCTATCGATCCATGTTGGGTTCCCGTCATTGTCGGGTGGCCCTTCGACCGAGACAGTCGTGCGGATTGTGACCTCACAGGTGAAACCGCCTCCTTCGGCGACCACATCTTTGACAGCCCCGTTTTTGATGAGTGCAAGCATTTTTATCTCCTGACAGATGGTGCGGTTTTGCCGTTGAGGGCAACTGAGTAGAAATCAACTTCCATGTCTGGATTTGAACTGGAGTCGTGGAGACCAACCCAGCCACCAGCACTGATGGCCGAGTTCGTTGCGGTGCTGTCCCATGAGCCTGGCTCGGAGTTGACAGCAAGCCAAGCCTTCACGGAGAAGCTGTTCCCGATTGCCCGGGCTCTTATCCAGTACCAAGCGTTGGTTGTCAGCGTTCCGCCTGCTGGGGATACTTGTGTCGTGAACGATGTAGCTGTGCCCGATACAAAGGAAAACATCTGATCGTAGTAGAGCGAGCTGGTGGTTATTATGCCTGTGGTGAAGCGATATCCTGTCTCAGTACCCGCGCCACCAGCTCCTCTGACCCAGGGGCACATCAAGATCTGGCCGTTCGAACCGGCCTCGATCATTCTTGTGCGGACAAGAATCTCGGCATCCGGGCTGGGTGGTACTTTGTCCCAAGATAGCCCATGGCGAGTTGCGACGGTCTTCGTCCAGCGAAGGGCCTTACCACTGAGCGACCCAGCGACAGACTGCACGGCGACCGAGAAGTCGCCAGCAACCTGGCGCGATGTCCAGTCCGGGGGAGCCGCCCCCACTGTGTATTCAGAGAAATCCGTGACGTAATAGTCTGGGTCCCTCTGAATGTATCCTGGCATGATGAGGCTCACTGGAGGGCCTCCAGAACAGCGGTTACACCCGCAGCAGTCTTGGATATGTGGAGTTTGAACTTGGCGGCGCTGGTGGTGACGTAGGCATCCCCTTTGGGGAAGCCGGAGACAAACCCCGACCAGGTGATAGCCCCAGCCGAGGCACCGTTGGTGATGTCGATCTCCATATTGTAGGCGCCGGCAAGGGATGGCGCCGCGAAGGTCAGAGCCCCATTGAAAGTGACGGTGCGAAAGTTGCCGGTGGTCGGGTTCGGAGTGTAGGTCCCCGAGGCCACGGTTCCATCGGACACACCCGCAGAGACCACACCGGCGATAGTCGAAAGACCGGTGTAAGTCTGAGCCCCCGACCAGGTGAAAGCCCCGGTGTATGTGCCCGACGCGAGCCCTTCATGCAGGATGGCGTAGGCATTGGCGCCATGTGACCACCCGCCGAACTTCCATTTGTTGTCCGTGTCGATGCCGAAGTTGCCGGCGAATGCGCCGTTGCGGTTGAACGACATGAACGCCGCATTGCCGACCCCGGCGAGTGAGTTGATCATCAGCCCAGGCGTTCCAGCCGCTGGACCGCCGGAAACCCCTATAGCTTGGCCCGCCGCCGTGGTGACCGATTGCCCGCCCACAGAGAACGAGTTGGCCGTGTTGAGCTTCGCGACGTTGGATGCTGCAACGCCGCTGTCCTGCAAAAGCTTGCCAGTCGTGCCGTTGAATGAAGCCAGATTGCCCGAGACCGAGGAGGCGGGGCCACTGGCGTCACCGGTTCCCAACCCGTCTGTGCCCTTGTCGCCGGTCCGATCGAACATCAACCAGCAGGCCATGCCATTCGTAATCGATCCCGACCCACTGACGTAAGCAAGCGTCAGTTTTCGATAGCCCGTCCCATCGACCACAGAACCGGTCACGTTGAACACATACTTGACCGCGGCCGAGGTCTTCGACCGGATCGTCAGCTTCCCCTTGATGGTGTTCGTGCTGTCATCGAACGTGTCGAGAAAGCCCGTTTGGCTGACAGCGTCGCTATCCTGATTGTCGATATAGGCGGCAGTCGCCGAAGCGATGGTCGCGTTGTTCAGCCGGAATGTGCCGTTGCCAGGATCAGCATCGGTCGTGGTCGTGGAAAAGGTGTACGGAACCGCCGCCACGGTATTGGCCGCCGCCGTTGCCGACGCCGCAGCAGCCGTTGCAGAGTTGCCGGCGTTGGTCGCCTGGGTCGATGCCGTGGTGGCAGAGCCCGATGCAGCCGTGGCAGACCCGGAAGCCGCCGTCGCCGATCCGGCAGCGGCGGTAGCGGAGTTGCCCGCATTCGTCTCGGACGTGGCCGCGTTATTCTTCGACGTGTTCGCCGCCGTGGCACTGTTGGCCGCATTCGTGGCGCTGGTCGCAGCGTTGCTTTCCGATGTCGCGGCATTGTTCTTTGAGGTATTGGCCGCCGTTGCAGAGTTGGCAGCATTGGTTGCGCTGGTGGAGGCAGCAGTCGCTGAACCAGCAGCAGCCGTCGCGCTTGCAGCAGCAGCCACAGCAGATGCGCCGGCATTGCTCGACAGGGTTTCCGTGAAGGCAAGGCTTGTAGTGCCAACAGTGATCGGGTTCGCGGTCGAGACGTAATACTCCCTGCCCGCGTTTGCCGTCCCCTCGATGACCGTCAGGCGCGTGCCCCGGGTCAGATCACGGTTGCTGTCCATATCGCGGGCGCGCTGCCACGCGCCGGCCGAGGCGATATAGATGCCGTTTTGCAGGCCGGCGCTTTGGTTCTTCACCAAGACCCGGTCATCGGTCGCCGTCATGCTGCCGTCGATCGTCTGCAACCCGCTCAACGTGATGTTGGCGGTGGTCGCTAGGCGGCAAGGCGCCTTGTATGCTACCGTTTCGCCATAGCCAGTGATTTGATCAACCGAAGTGGTCGCCATCGTTATGGACTCCGCAGGGAAAAAGAGGATCGTTCCGGCTAGGCCGAGGGTCTGGGAAGATCCGCGTTACAGCGGCTTTGGTGCGCTGATCGGGCTTCTGATTTTTGGCGTTCTCACCTACGCCGTCGTCACTACGTTCATTGCCCCGAGGGGCGGGACGGATGAAAAATGCTGGAACAACGGCGGCCGGTCCGACGATACCTACAACTGCTAGTTCGCGACCGCGTTCTTCAGCATCGGCTTCAGGCCATGCTGATCCAGGCCGAAGCCACCTTCGATAATCCACCGCCAATACGGCAGCGTCGCAAACGGCGTCATGCCGATCGCCCGGTTGATGTCCGCATCCTTGATGTCGAGGTCGCCGTGCGTAGCGCGCGCGCCGATCCCCAGCAGTTGAGCGGCATCGGTTCCAAGCTGGAATGTCGGGCCGAGAAGAGCCCCGAACGCGTCGCGGTTGGCGTAGCGCGAGGCCGGCGCCCGCTGGCTTCGATTGGGGAAGGCCATGCCGGCGACTGAGTAGATGCCGGAACCACCCAATTTTTCCCAGGTATTGTTGACCTCAAACGCGAGCTGGAAAATGCCAGAACGGTCAATGCCTTCAGCGATCCAGCGCCCCGGGTTGTCGTTCAACTCCCGGTTCGATTCCACCTGTTTTGCGTAGAATGTCAGCGCGCCGAGGGCGCTCATCCCCACCACACCGCTTATGAAGGAGCCCGGGCCTTCCTGAAGGCCCCGCATCAGCACCCTTTGGTTTGACGCCATCGCGAAGCTCTTGAACTGCAGAAGAGCCTTGCCGGTCGGCGTATGGGCGAATAGCGGCACATCGGCCACGGACTTGGTGACGATGATGCTGTCCACGTCCTTGTTGACGGCAGCGGCGAAGGCACGGCGCGCCCCCTCATCTGTCCAGTTCGCAAGACCCGGAATGTGAACGTTGCCGTCAACCTCGCCGAACTCGGCAAACTGTTTCGCCACCCGTTCGGCCATGTGAGCATCTATCCCGAGGAAGCCCATGTATTTTAGCTCGGCCGGAGCGAGTTGTTCATAATCCACCGCGGCGTTTTTCAGCAGTCGGTTTTGCACCAGGACCGATGCGATGGACTTGTGCATGTCGTTCCAGAACGGCAGCAGCGTCATCTTCGAAAACAGGTTTGCCGCATTGTCCACGAACCGCTCAAACGGAGAGTGACTGGCATATGGGTCGGCCAGTTCCGCCATCGTCGCCATGCGCGATTGCAGCGAACGCTCAGTCACGGCGCCGAGAAGCTTGGCATCCTCAACCGCCAGCTTGACCGCTTTTAGGTTGGTGACGAGCGGCGCTATTCCCTCGCTCATGTAGCGCATCATGCCGTGCACCATCGGCGGCCGGGCGGCATCCGAAAGGGATGAGACCAGCACGCCACCGAGAGAACGCATGTAGTTGAAGACGCCTGCCATGCGCAGCACTCGGGCATAGTTGGTGTGCTGGCTTTCGACCTTGTACTGCCCGCGCAGCAAGTCGCGCACGCTGCCCAGGTCTTCGATGTCGCTTTTCTCGCTTTTGGCCAGGCTCTTCAGCCATTTTTCCCGGGCGGTCGGGTCGACCAGATCAGGGTTGGCGTTCACGGCCTCGCGCATGCGCAAATAGTCCTGCTGCACGCGCTCTATCTGGCTGGCCAGCGTTGGCTTGCCGGCGCCGCCGTTGCGCCGATCCATGTTGGCCAGTTCGACGTCAGCCGCCATTACGCGGGCATAGCGCCGGCCGATCAGCTCAATGTCGTGTTCAAGGAATTCCTCGATGAGGTGGTCGGGAATGTTGAAGGTGCGTTCCTTCAGCGGCCCGCGCGACGACATCGTCATATCGTAGGACGGCATGCCCTGGTTGGCGCGGCCGGTGAGTTGCGAGAAGATATCGTCAACGATGCTTTTGACATAGTCGGCCCGGTCTGCCGGCGAGACGAATTCCGGGATTTCCTGCTTCACCTTTGGCATCATCGGTTCGAGCTTGTCAGCCTTGACCTTCAGCCCTTCAATGCCGGCGCGCATGCGATCCAGTTCGATTGTCTTGGCGGCGAGTTCAGCCAGGATTTCGTCATTCGCGCCACCCTCAGCATCGAGACGCTTAAGTGCTTCGACGCGCTTCGATAGGCTGCGTTCCTTCAGCTTGGACTTGAACAGGTCGCGTTTCGTCGTGCCGTAATCCACCACGAGCGCGATACGCGGCGAGGTGTTGGCGAGGTCGCGCACGCCCTCCAACTCAGTCTCGAGGTTTTGCAATTCCTCGCCCAGCGTCTTAGCTTCGGCGCCGGTAATCTTGCTCTCATTGACAATGGAATCGGTCAGCCGGTCGAACTGCTCAATCTCCTGTTCAACGCGGGAAATTCGCGTGTCGATGCCAGCCGTGTTCTTTTCGGCGCCAGTGACGCGGGAGATGAAGTCGCGGACGTCCTTGACCGACGCATCAGGAGCGAGCCCGACGCGGTCCAACCACTCAGCCGCCACTTTGTCCAAATTGTCGAGCGCCGCAGTGACCGCCTCTTCATCGGCCGAGCGCAACGGGTTGCCGGCCAGTTCCGAGCGGATGGCGTCCATAACCGCGCCCGGCTCAACGTAGCCGTTTCCATCCTGCGGCAGGTTGGCGAAAATCTCGTCTTCGGCTTGGACGAAGTTGTCGACATCGCCAAGGCCACCTTTTTTAACGAACATGCCCGGGTGCGTCTTTGGCGTCACTCCCATCGCCCGCAGCTCATAGTCGAGCTTGGAGCCGACGCGCGCCCCGCCCTTTGCCTTGAGGATGGCCAAGACCGGCGAGCGTTCGGCGAAGGTCTGCTTTCGGTTCGCCGAACGCTCGGCCGCCCTCGCCTGCTTCACCGTGTCGACCATGACGGCGTTTTCATCGGCACCGCGCAGCATCTTGACCACTTCGGCCGGCGCACGCTCTTTCAGCACATCGAGCCTGGTTTGCTGCAACTGGCCGAGGTCCGAAACCTTGCGCTCGCGAATGCCGCGCCGATCGGCCAGCCTGCTTTCGATGCTGTCCAGCCGGTCGGATACCTTGCCAAAGGCTTCGCGCTTTTTCTCCGTATCGACAATCTTGTTGCCCACTCGGATCTCGTCAGCCTTGAATTCCAACTGCGCGAGCTGGTCATCGATCCATGGTCGAACGATTTGCTTGAAACGGTCCTCGCCGGCATTGAGCCGGTTAGAGTTCCACAGCCGGGTCAGGTAGGACGTTGCCGTCTTGACGTTCACGTCGGCCGGCAGGAGCCCCGCCTTGATGGCTTCATCCTTCAACGGGTCGAAAAGCGTCTGACGCCATGAAGCCGCCGCCTTCGAAACCGCTTCATGGTCCCCGACATCGCCCCGACGCATCGCATAGCTGACAGCGGTTCGAAACTCATCGCGCGTCATGTCCAGGCCGCCACTGGCGCGGGCCTGGTTGTAGATCGAATGCATGTCATCAAGGCCCTTCGTCAGGGCGCCGCGATCCCAATACTTGACCGCGCTTTCGACAGCGAGATTGCCTTCACCGCGGACGTTCCTTTCGAGGTAATAGCCAGTCTCGGCCAGGTCAGCCATGCCGGCGCGATGCACGGCAGAGGGGCTATGCGCGGCGCGCAACAGCGGGTTCATGCCGGATTGCATCGCCCCAACGGTCTTGCCGCCAGCGGCGATATCATAGTCCCCGAGCACCGGCCCCTCGACCGCCTGGGCGCCCGCGCCGACAGCTTCGGCATGTGCGGCAACTTCATCCGGCGTCGGCACATGTTCCTTGAGCGCGCGTTCGATCGACGCAAACGCCGCTTTGCGTTCAGCGTGGGAAAACAGCGCCCCGGCGCCCGAACCCAGCAGCCCGCCAAGAACGAAGCCGCCACCCACTGCCATGGCGCTTTCAGCAAGAGGGCGGGTCTGCTGTGTAGCCTGCAATGCCGCTTCGGACACGCCGGCACTGAGGCCACCGGCAAGAGCAGTCCGCAGCCCCGTCTGTAGGGCGGCGCGGCCGACACGCACCCCGGACACCAACTCACCGCCGGGGATCAGCGAAGGAACGTCCACGACGCCGGCCACGCCGGAGGTCAACGTTCCGAGCCAGCCAGCGGAATCAATCGTGCGCCTGTCTTCGTCCTCCATGTCGATTTGCGATTTCATCGCTTCGAGGCCTGGGCGATTGAAAATCGGCATGAAGCGGTCCGACCGGCTTTCGTACTTGGTCCCCTTGATCGATTCCCAAATTTCATCGCCGGTCAGCCCATCGCGCTTAGACAGGTCGACCCCCGCGAGCTTGTTCGAGGACATCGAGCCGATGGTGTTGTCTTGCCGCCAGCTCGCCCCCAACAGCGTGGCGATATCCGGCGAGGTTTCGGCCTCTTGAGGTGCGGCCTGGTTCGCATCGGAAAACGAACCGAGCGCGGGGCGGTCTTCGGGATACAGGACGATCGGCATCAGAACTTACCTCCCGACGTCGTGCCAAAGCCTGTCTTCTGGCTTCCGTCGTATGTGCTGGTACCCTGATCCCTCGCCCGCTGCTCTTCCGGCGACAGCGGGGGCGTCTCGGCTGCTGGCGTGTTCTCCTGCCGGTAGATATCGGCGTTCAGGTTGCCGGCGCCGATCGTGGCTTCGGAGTTGAGAGCCTTGATGAAGTCCTGGGTATTCGGGTCAGCATTGATGGCCTTCGCCTTGGCGACGGCTGCGTCTTCAATGTCGTTGGCCTTGCCTTCGACCACATGGCCGGCGAGGTAGCGACGCTTGTCCTTCTTGGCGCTCTTGGCCACCGCGATATTGAGCGTCTTGGGCTCGATGCCCCACGGCCCTGCGAAAACCTCATCGAACCTGGTCTGTCCGCCTTCCGTGTAGGTATAGAACAGGCGATAGCGCGGCGGGCGCTTCATTTCGATATCTGCCCGCGTGTTCTCGTTCGGAATAATGGCGATGTTCTCGACCTTGCGGCCATCATGGAGCCCGGCGACATAGTCTTCCGCCGTCTTCATGGCGTCTTCGCGCAGGTAGTCCAGCTTGCCGTCCACCAGCGGATAATGCAGTTCGGGCGGCAGGCGCATCAGGTTCGGCGAGCCGGATATGTTGCTGACATTCCAACGAGTTTTCATCTCGGCCAACGCTTGCGCCTTCGCTGCGCCTGCGTCGCCGCCGGTGTCATAAAACTTCTCTTCGGCGATTTCCTTATACTCGGCCAGGAGCGCACTCGACTGAAGCGAGATGATGCCGGCGCCGGGCTCGGATGAGAAGATGCCAGGGTCAAACTCATTGGTGACGTCGGCCACGGACAGGGTCTTGGTGAATTTCTCCAGGCCCGGCTTCAGGACTTCCCGGTTCACCTTCTGCGCCGGGTCATCCATCGCCATGATGCGCCGCGACGCGTCTTCCCCCGACATGCCCCGATCATTGACGAAGTGCCGGAACGTGGCGAGCTTATCGCGAATATCGGCCGCACCCTCGACCGCGCCGAAGGAGACGGGCGCAACGGTCTGCAGGGCATCAGCCTGGGACATCGCCGCCGCAAAAACGGCCGGGTCTTTCGACGCCGCTCCCTGCCGCACCTGGGCCTGTAGCGTATCAGGGATGTAGCCTGTGGCCTTGACGAACCCTTGTGTGACGATCGACTGCTGATCTTCGGGCGTGAGCTTCATCATGGCGTCATAGGTCTTGTTGCCAAGGGCCTTCTGATCACCGTCATAGCTGTTCACGGCAGCGGCAGGGCTACCCGAGAGGATGGCCTGAATTTTCTCGCTGACCCCGCCGTCCTCCTTCTGCTTGGCCCGGAGCGCCTTCAACTGCTTGGTGATGTCGCCGTCATCCAGCACCGCGTCGCTCAGGATCTGATCTTCGCTGACAATCTTGCCCGTCTCGATCCCGAGCCCGATGGCGTCGTCATAGGCCTTGTACTGCGCCTGCTGCTGGACGCGCGCAGCGGTCGCTTCGGTCTGGATATCCTTTTGCGCGCTCTTCGCCACGGTGTCGCGGGTGACATAATCCATGTCGGCAAAACGTGGGTCGACCTTGAAGCCAGCCCCGCCGCGTTGGCCGAGCGGCACAGACTTTCCGGCCATGTGCGCGTCGATCGCGGTGCGCGCCCAGGTCGGCACGCTCTCCGAGTGATGCGACGCACCCCAGGCGCGGCGCGCACCGATATCAAGATGGATCGAGTTGGCGTAAACGCCGATGCCGGTGAAGCCGAGCGACGACGCGGTCTGGATCAGTCGGACCCTATCCTCGGTCGACATGTTGCTGACATCGAGGTCCAGCGCGTTGCCGTGCATGTGTTCGGATTGCTTGGCCCCGCCAGCGCGCGCGTTGCGCTCAGGATCACGGAACCCCGAGACGATCGGCACGGAGGCGCCAAACGCGTTCTGCACCTGCTTGAAGCGGTTGATGACGACGCTGTTGACGCCTTTGACGTCCGGGCTTCCGACGCGCCCGGCCTGGTTGCCGATGATGATTGGCTGATCCTTGCCGCCGTACTGCTTGGCCTGCGCATTGTGAAGGTCTTGCGCATAGGCCGTCGCATCATCGGCGTTGTCGAACTTACCCAGGTGCTTGCCGGTCTTGTGATAGAGCGCAATGGCCTCTTCATCGCTCAAGACCTTGCCGTCGTCCGACACGGTTGGGATGAGGATTTCCTTGCCATCCTCTTCGAACGACATCGAGCGGACGGTTGAAATGGTGCCGTCGGCGTTCTTGACCACCGGTCGGGCGTTCAGATCGATATTGCCGGGCTCCTGAAGGCCACGAGGCGCCGACTGGACGCCGCCGTCGCTGGCGCTGCCATGAACACGAGCCAGTACCTTCTTGTAGTAGTCCGCCGATTCCTTGGGAATGACGCTGTCATTGCGTCCGCTGGCAATCCATTTGTCAGCCCGATCGGCACCACCATTGTAGGCGATGAGCGCTGCTTCTTGATCGCCGTCATACCGGGCAAGCATTTTGTTATAATAGAACGTGCCGTATTTCTCCGAGACATCAGGGTCTTTCAGGTACTCAGCCTGTGCAGCGGGGTCTTTCGGAAAGTTCGGGTCTTGCAGCTCGCCGGCAATCTCCACCGCCGTACCAGGCATCACCTGCATGAGGCCGATGGCGCCCTTGTTCGAAACCGCGCTGGCGTCGCCTTCGCTTTCAACGCCCTTCATTGCGTTGATGATGTCGTCATTGCCGGGAGCCTCACCAAGCGCGCGCAACCGCTCTTCCGGCTTCATGCCGTTCAAGGCGGCCATCTGTGCCTTCGCCTTCCAGCCGCGGCGCAGAGCATCCTTCTCGATCGGGTTTACGTCCGTGTCCGGGATGGCGTCGATGTAGTTGTTGCCCTCGAAGACCGCGTCGTCAAACTTCGACGGATCGCTGTAGAGACGGCTTTCGATAGCCGTCAGGCCTTCATCGATGTTGGTCTTGTAATAGGCCTTGCGTTGCTTCCGCTCGAAGTCGCTGGCGCCGCCCTCCCCGTTGACGAGGTTTTCTTCGGTGCTGAAAAGCTTCGCGTCATAGACCGGCTTCAACTCGGCCGGCACCGACTGCATGAACTGCTTCGCGGCTTCCTTGTAGTTGCCCTGAAATTGTTCCTTGAAGCCGAACGCGCCCGGCTCCGCCTTGTCGCCGGCAGCGGTCAGCGCTTGAGCCTGGGCCGATTTGAACTGCTGATAGCGCGTTTCGGTCTCGAAAAGCTGTGTCTTGTCGACGGTCTCTTTCGCCTGTGTCTCGCGAACCTTCAGACCGTTAGCCAGGGACTGCGCCCCAGCCCCGAGTTGGACTGCGCCCCGGCCGATGGCGGACGTGTCAATGGTCGCGATAGGCCGGCCTGAGCGCCCGCTTACCGGCGCGCTCAGATCCTCGGCACCAGGCAGTTTCAACGGCATCAGTAATAATTCCCCGAGCTAGGCGCCGCATAAGCGGGCTGTTTCCAGTCCTTCGCAAAGGAGCCGATGCCGTCCATGAGCGTTCCGGCTGCGCCGAAGTAGGAGCCGGTTTGCGCAGCCTTGCCTTCCATCTGCGCAGCGACAGCTTGCGCCCGGCGGCCCTTGGCGCGCTCCTCGCCGCCATAAAGGATCATTCCCTTGTTGACTTCACCCTGGGTGATGACGTCGCCGGCAAGGCTTTGGACGGTCTCATCGAGCGCCCCGAGGCCGGACGCGCCAGCCACGGCCTGTTGCCGCGAGATGACGAAGTCCTTCTCCTTCTTGGCGCGCTCCGCCTCCCGCTGGGCCGCAGCAGTCTCTTCCTGGGCCTGCTGCTTGAGCTGGGCGGCTTGGAAGTCCGCAGCACTCTTCTGGGCAGCGCCGGCCGCCAAGGTGCCAGCGGCGGAAACCGCCGTGCCGACGAGGCCGAGGACCGCACTTAGTCCGAAATCTGCCATGTCCAGATATCTCCATCGTCAGGCTTGAACCCGAGGCGCGCGAGCCATTTTGCCGAGGTCTTTTCGTCCCGGTCGCAGAGCGCAATAATCCGCTTGTGCCGGGTCTTTGCTTCGTTGATGAGGGAAAGCGCCGTGCGGTGGATGGCATGCCGGTATGGCCGCGCCTCATCCTTCAGGGAGCAAAACGCGATGACGTTGCCCCCCGAGAACCAGAAGCCGGCGACCGCCGCCAGTTTGCCGTCGACCAAGCCCGCGATGCCGCGCACCGTCGGGCCGTGGCCCTTGTCCCCATACCATTCGATTAGGTGATCTCGCGTCAGCGGAACAACTTCGTGAGCCATCAGACTTTGTCGTTTGTCTCGACCGTGATCACCGCTGCATTGAGCATGCAGGGTTTCGGCGCCGTGGCACGGATGCACAGGCGGCTGTCAGGCTTCCATTCACCCCCGAACGTCGTTGCGGGCTCTTCGTAGTCGGTGAAGATTTCGTCTGCCCCCACCGGCCGGCCTTGGTACAGCCGTGGCAGCTTGTCCATGTTGTTGAAGTCGCGGCCCACCTCGATACCGTCGTTGTGGACGCGGCCCATGATCAGGCCGACATAATTGACCCGCTTGATTTGGCTCAACGCCGTGCCGGCCGACGCCGCATAGGCCAGCTTGGTCGACCGGTACAGGGCTGTGTAAGGCAAGCCAACCATGACGTCAGCGGCAGCGACAGGCGCGGTGAGCGTGATCGAGCCTCCCGAGACAGTGTAAGGGCCAAGATACTTCCCAGCCGCCCAGGCGACCACGCCAAGCCCGTTCAGGTGCGAAAGACCGGTGACGCTGGTTCCTGTCACCGACGGCACCACAATGAATGCATCGGCTTGCTTGTTCATCGTGCCGCCGAGGCAATCGGATTCGAGCGCCATCTTTTCCAGATAGCGAACGGTTGACGCGCTGACTGTCCGACGCACCCGGTAATAGACGAAGTCTTCATCTTCGCCGGGAAGCACTGACACGCCCTCGACAAAGCCGCTGCCGCCCAGCCTGATCCTTGACCAGCACGTCACGTCCTCCGACGGCTCATAGGTCAGCAGGACCACCGTGCCGTCATCAAGCCACACATGAATACGGCTGTCAGGCTGGCGCTGTATCGCCATGCCGACCACGTTTGCCGAGCCGGTCAGATCGGGGCAAAGCAGCGTCAGGTCGCGCGGCGAATACTCATAGGTGTTCGGGTCAAAGATGAGCTCGAAAAGACGCTTGCCCGACCGCTGCGCAAAAATGCCTCGCCCGTCGATCTTGACTGCAGCCACCCCTTGCCGGGAGCCTTGGGTTGAAGGAGCGCCCGCCTGGGCATTCTGTGGCGTCAGCGGTTCATCGAAAGAGGAGGATTTGATAGAGAACTCTGCACCAGGCGTGCCGATGATCGGCCGCGACAGAGAGAGCATGAAATTGATGGTGTCGACCGGGCCGGAACCCAGCGTGCGGTTGATTGGCGCCGCATCGCCTTCAAAGTCCGGGTCGAAGTTTTCGTAATCGTCCGACACCGAGAAAATGAAACGCGACTTCCCCGCCCATCCCAGCCGCCCCTTGTCGAAGGCCACAGCGCCAGGCCAACCCTGCTTGTCCGACCAGATGCCTTCCTGCCAGTTGTCAGTGAATTCCACGCCGTTGAAGCGGTCAAGCACCTCGACCACAGCTTCAGTCGCCGAGTTGATGGACAGAACGCGGCACACGCCATAGCCGCCGCTGCCGTCATAGTTGACCGCAATAACCGCCGTGCCTGACGTGTATGCGCCGCCCTCGAAGCCGAAACGGTAATAGATGATCGAGTTGCTATCATCGTCCCCGTTCTGTGTCGGGCCTTCATTGGCAGTGATGTCTTCGTTGACGGAGCCCTTCGCCTTGCGAAATCGCTTGTAGCCCGATTCCGGGCCATCGCTCGACCGGTACCACCGCAAAGTCCCGGACCACGTCCCCGATAGGGTCCATGTCCAGTCGCGGTCGCTATAGCTTCCGTTGTTGACGCCCGTAACCCGGAACGGCTCAGTAAACGCTTCGGCGGACCCAAGGCGATAAGTCTGGCGAACGCTCTCATTGAACAACCGAAATAGAGCGCCAACATGGGTAGGCTTGAAGAATGGCAGATCGGACGTCAGCGTCGTGTTGCCGTTTGTCGCGCCAACCTTGAGCTTCACCTTGGCGGTTCGTCCGCTATAGAACGGGCCGTTGTCCGGCGCATAGCGCACGATCGACCAACTGTCAGTCGACCGACGCTCAATGCGCTGCTGCTGGTAGCCCTCGCAGGCGAGAAAGACCACATCGGCCGACTGGTCCCACCGCACATAGGGCAGATCGGCCGTTGCATAGGGGATATCCAGTTCCATCGTCCCCGAGGACGCGACTTGGCAAGACGCAACGATTTTGTCGATATCCAGATCGCTTTGAAATTGGATGTAGAAACTGCCCGTTGGAGTGAACGCCAGGCTATGTGCTCCTGTGCGAAGCACGGTTTCCGCGATGTATTCGTCACCGCCTGAAGTGGAGCCGCAGCGGAACGTCACCGGCCCGCGCGCTATCGCGATATTGAGTGCATGACGCTTGTTGGCGTCCCCGCCCGCGACCGTGATCTGGCGTCGGCAGAGCGCCAAGCCACCAATGTTTATCGCGTCCAGGACCAAGCCAGAGCCGCCAAAGGTCAGCGTGCCGCCGTTGGTCGACCCATCGGTCCACCCTGTCGACGTGGCAAAGTTGCTGTTCGATATCGTGGTGGACACGGAGACACGCGAGACCAGCGCATCGTTGACGCGGACCCTCATCTTGCCATCGGCAAACTCAATCTGCGCCGTGTCGTCAGTGGCGGCGACGAAGGGGACATCGATGCCAAAGGCGTTGTTGCGGTTTGTCCCGATGAATTCAAAGCCGGGCCGCAGGAACATGGCGCCGGCTGTTTTAGGCAACCAGTTTTCCATGACGTCGGCGGACAGGCGGATGCGATCGACATCAACGCGGGTCAGGGCCGAACTCGACACCAGCCCGCGGTTGAATGCCAGCAGCGGCGCATTGTTCTTCGCCATCAGCGAAGCCCTTCCGGCCGCCGACGGGATGACGAACCACGGCTTTGCACCAGCCGCCCTGTCGGCGGATAGCGCGTGACCGCCTCATTCATGGCATCAGTGTTGGACGCCTTGTATTTGGCCTTGTCGCGAGCCTTTTCGAGCCGGTCTTTCCGATCGGCCGAACCGGTGACTTCCTCGCAGGTCGCGAAGGCAAGGCACGTTTCGACATAGTCCACGAACGTTTGCGGCCACAGTCCGAGGTCGAGCCCATAGTCTCCATCGTTCGACACGTAGCGAAGGTAGATGATGGAAATGTTGGCAAAGATGTAGCTGGCGCGGTCATCGTAATCGAGCAGCGGCACCCTGCCATATCCGTCAGTTGTCACGCCGGCCGTGCGGATCCAGTCATCGGGCTTGTCGAAAACATACTGATAGCCGTAGTTGCTTCCAACCGAGGGCGAAGTCTCGAGTTGCACGAAGCGCATGGCGAAGTTCCAGAAGGCCGCTTCAAGGCATGCCTTCACGGTCTTCGCGTACTCGGCATCGAGCGCGCGGCGCGCCTTCCCCTCATCCGTGAGAGCGCTAAGACGCGGCTGACCAAGCTTGATCAGCGCGCCGTTATAAAGGGAAAGCTGGTCCGTCATCGGATCAGGCCGCCTTTACGTGTTCCGCGATCCAGGCCGCGCCGGCTTCCTTGGAATCCAGCATTTCAGCGACCACCGCCTTGTCCTTGGAGCGGATGACACGCCAGCCGCCATTTGGGCCGCCCCAGCGCACTTCATGCTCCGAAGGCTTGGCCAGGCTGTTTTCGTTCGTGAGGGTCGTAGGACCGACGATATAGGCCACGCGAGCGCCACCAGCGGCGCCCTTGCCGAGTTCGAGGACCATGACTTCCCCAAACCATGCCTTGTCGAAGCCGACGACTTCAATTCGATCGTCAACGCGAAGCTGAGGACCGACATGGACCCAGAAGCCGGGGTCGAGCAGGTCTTCCGGCTCGGTGTTGGCATAGAGCGAGATGCGATGAACGTTGCGCTTGCTTTCGGCCAGCGCGAGGCCATTGACGTTGAGCGGCATGACGAAGAGGTCTCCTTCAGGTGAAATTGCCGGTGGCGATGACGGACACGCCGGCACCGGTGGTAATCTTCCAGGCGCCGGCCAGCGAGCGGAGGTTGAGCAGGATGGTGTAGGTGCCGACCCCGCCGCCCGGACTGTTCGGCAGGACGGTAATCGCCGAGCCCGCACCATCCTTGATTTGGACTTGTGCCGTGGCGGCGGTGGCGACGACGCACACGAGCGAGGCGAGTACGTCACCAATGGCGCCGGTGGTGCCCATCACCTGGTCAGTCTGGGAAGCAGCGACGGTTTCGAACTCGCCATTGCTTGAAATCTTGCCGTCCGGGTCTACGAGGATAACCGGAGTGGATTTTGTGGAACCGGGATCGCCGGCCACGATCGGGATTGCTTCGGCCATGGCCGCGTCCTTTCAATGAAAAGAGGAAGGGCGGGAGCCGAAGCGTCCCGCCCGTATTGCCTCAGTCGGTGTCGGTGGTGCCGACAGCCAGACCGTCAGTCAGATCCACGCCCGAAGACGACGCGGCGTTGACGGTGTGGATGGTGGTCGCGTTCGAACTGTCGGTGTCGGTGACAAAGACAATGTCGTTCGCGCGCATGCCGAGCTGCCAGCCGTTCGTGAAGTAGCCGGAGACGCGGACCAGCGAGGCCGCGTCGACGGATTCGTACTTCCAGAGACGGAAGCCGGCGATGCCCTGAGAGATCAGGACCGGAGGGTTTGCGGTGCTATAAGCCATTGTTTCAGCCCTCCTTACTGGCCGACGATGGCAGAGCCATCATGGTTCATGACGACAACGCCGCTGTTCTGCAGCAGCTTCGAACCCATGAAGGCGGAGGCGCGAGCCCAGGAGTAACCCTGCTCTTCGTCATAGCCGACCTTGGATTCGAGGTTTTCCGTATCGGCCGCGTGGCCGATGGCGGACTTGTGGAAGAGGAACGCCTTTTCAGCGTTCGTGCCCACACCCGGAAGCGTCGGGTGCGTCAGCCAGTTGACGCCGGCCCAGCGCATGACGCGCTTGATCGGCCCACCGGCCAGCGGCTGCACGTCGACATAGTCGCGAGACGTGAAAGTCGCATCGCGCATGAAGTACGTGAGCATTGCGGGAGTGATGAGCCCCCACATGTTGTCGATTTCCTGGATAGGCACGGAGGCCAGGCCGAGGATGCCGATTGCCTTGGTGACGAGGGCAAGCGAACCGGTCACAGCGGCGCCGGTGTCGACGGTGCCGTTTGCCAGTTCCGTGATGATGTCCGCGTCAACCTTGCGGTTCATCACGTTGAGCGACGTCTGCTGCATGATCTTCTTCTGATCGCCCTGGGAGGCGAAGATGTTGAAGTCGGTCTTGCGCACCAGATCGTGCCATTCCACCAGCGTTGCGGTGTTCTGGTTCAGGTTGTCGGCGCGAGCGGTGATGAGGCCGTTCACGCCGCGCGTGCGGGCTTCCGCGCCGCCACTGTCGGCCACGAGGAAGATTGCTTCGTTGCCCTTGCGAACGAATTCCGTCGTGACGGCCATGCGCAGCGGGCTTTCACCGGCTTCGAAACCGGCGATGTATTCCTGTCGATACTGTTTCTGGAAAGCCGTGTCGGCCATGGTCCAGATTCCTTCTATTGAGGGATCGGGAGCCGTAGGCAGGTTGTCCGCAGGCCAGTGTCGCGGGTTGTCCGGGTCTTACCGGAGCCGCTAAACCGCCCTTCGGCGCTGACTTCGTGCTGGTTTGGGTAGTGCCGCTATGGACGGAGCCGCTTGGCGGGTTGGCCGTCTTCGAGCGGGATATCAGGCCTTGATCTTGTCGCGGGCCGTGATCAGTTGGCGATAGCGCTCTTGCGCCTTCGTGTCTTTGTGCCAGGCGTTGCGGTCATTCCGCATGCGCTTTTCCATGGATGCAATCTCTTCGTGCAGGCCTTCGAGCGATGAGCCGCCGGCCGGCACAACGGTTGCCATCGGGTTTTCAGCGACAGCCTTTTGAGCGAAGAAGCGCAGCACGTCCGGGTGATTGCCGATCTTCGTCCCGTCGGCCAGCCTGCCGCCCATGAGGTTGCTGAACAAGTCCGGGTTGACGCTCTCGAAATAGGGCCGCATCGCAGCGAAGTTGCCGGCCATGTCGCCGCCCCACTCCGCTTTCAACGCTTGTTCCGCCTGCTTCTTGAACTCTGCATCCTTGGTTGCCTGCTGGAACTGCTGTTCCTCTTGCAAGGCGTAGTATTCATCGACCATTTCGGCCATGTCGCCGGGCGCTATGCCCTTCTTGATGGCACGCTCTGCGAAGGCCGCCACCATCGGCTTGTCTTCGTCGCCGATGACCCGCTTGTCCGGCAGGACGATGGCCTTGACGAAGTCATCGACCACTTCGGGAATGTTGTGCTCCTTGCGGTACGCCTTCCATTCGTCCTCCGTGGCCTTCTCGCCGGGCTTGCCCTTCGGCTTCAGCCCTTCCGAAATCTTGCGCTGTGCGGCCTCCTGGGCTTCGAGCAGAGCTTCAGGCGAGGTGAAGCGCTTGAGCATGGCGAGCTTCTTTTCGTCGCCCTTGGCCAGCTTGTCGCGCCAGTCCTTGCCCCATGGGCCTTCTTCTTCGGCAGGCGGTTCCTTGCCGGGTTCAGGGGTGGCGGCCGCTGGCGTCGCCGCGGCAGGCGCAGGAGTGGCAGCAGGAGCGGCTTTCGCCGGTTCGGCAGTCGCAGCGGCGGGAGCAGGCTTTCCCGCTTCAGCAGCACCCGGAGCGGGGTTTTCGGCCGGAGCCGCGCCCGCTGCTAGAGTGTCATCAGCCATCAGTTGTTCCTTTCGGTTTCGTCAGCAAATGGATTGGCGTGTTGACCAGTTTCAGGATCTGGTTTCCGACGTTGCGCCGGCCGGTCAGGTGGTGACCGACATCAGGTTGCCCCGGCACGAACATTTCTTCGTATGTCATCGCCGCTTTGTGGACGATCCAGGCGATTGCGCGCTTCTGTTGCGCCGCTGAGGCATTGCCGGCAGCGACCGCCTTGATGGCCTCCACATCGAGGTCATCATACGCGGCAGGCGCCATCGGCCCGACACGCGGGGTGCTCTTCCTTGGGGCGTGCTGGGTCATGCAGCCTGCTGCAGAGCCTTGACCATCGGCGCGGCCTTGCCGGCGACTTCAGCGGCGCCACCGACGGTTTGCGCCGTGGCCTGGGCCTTCGCCTCATCCGCCATCTGTTGAGCAGCGGCGGCAAGCATCTTGTCGTCGTTGAGCCATTCTTCCGGCCAGCCAGTGCGGCGCAGCAGGTCCTTGGCAATCGCCATCGCGTTCGGGAGCTTGGCAACGGTCGGGTCGAGTGAGGCGGCTTCCTTGACGACGCCAAGGCCTTCCATGAGCTTTTGCTGCATGCCTTCGTCCTCCAGGTCTTTGATCGGCGACTTGAAGGAAAACTCGACACCGGAGCCCTTGAGCGAATCCGGTATTTCATTGGCCGGGAAGGCGCCGAGCGAGCGCATCACCTTGAAGGTCTCTGAGCAAAGCGGCTCCGAGTATTCGATTTCCACAGGCTCGAACATCGGAATGTGAGCCCGCATCTGCTGTTCGATGACCTTGCGCACTTGGTACGCGGTCATGTTCGACGTGTCAGGGATCGATACCTTGTCCGTCATCATGCCCATGCGGATGGTCTGGTCGAGCCGGTCCGACATGTTTTGCCCGGCAGGCAGGCCGGTAAAGTCCAGCGGCAGAGGCCGCAGCGCATCGCCGAGGCGTTCGTCATATTCACGATCGAGCCAGGTGATGCCACCAGCTCCGAGGCCGATATCGGAGCGGATGACGTCCATGGTGGCAATCATCGGCGGGTCGATCGCCTTTTCACCGGCTTCGAGCAGGATGCGTTCAATGGCCTGCTGCGTGCGGCTGTCCGGCAGGATGATGGAGGTGAACACCGAGCGGGCATATTGCGTGCCTGAGACGGTAGGACCGCGAGGCACGACATAGCCGCGATAGGTGCGGCCGATGTTCTCCAAGACCTCCCCTTCACAGTCGGGCAGTACCCACAGCGAAATGAAATCCTGCCCAGCCCGGACCGGGATGCCGGTGTCATACGAACCAGACGGCACCACGACATGGCGAGCCGTGATTTTCTTGTACGGGTCTTTCTCGGCATCCCGCGCCAGCGCTTCAGGTACCTTGCCCGGGAAAAGCTGGATAAGCTGGGTGATGGTCGGCTTGCAGTTGCGGTGAACGTCAGAGACCGAGCCGGCATAGTCTTCCGACCACGCGCAGTCGCGCAGATGCCAGTTGCGATAGAACAGGTTGCGCCGATCGGTCGTGGGCGTCACCTCAATGACGGCCTGCCCGAACGTCAAATGATCGTGGTCGCCTGCTTCGGTTGCCCGAGTGAAGCCCGCGCCCTGCCGATACATGACGGCGCGCTGCATCGTCGTGGCATACTCAAGCCAGGCTCGAGCATCAGGCAGCTTGTTGCGAGCCTCATCAAGGGATTTTACCTCGAAGAAGTCCGCAGGCCGCAGCATGGTCCTGTAAAGGTCCGCCATGTCCCTACGGTAGATGGCGGCACGAGACGAGAACGAACCGGCAGCATAGTCAGAACCGATGTTGAGCGGCCCGGTGAAGTCGGCCCGGTCATAATAGAAATGCTCGGCCAACTCCTGCCAGTGCGACAGCAGCGGCGTCTTCTCGCTGAAAAGCCGATTGCCGTTGTCGACAATCGTCTGGACTGCTGCGTTTGTCGCGGTCACTGATCAGGCACCCAGCTTGCCGACGGAGCCGGTCAGGTTGTCGGACATGATGGTCGAATCCCGGCCACCACGAGCGCGCATTTCGGCGAGCTGCTTGCGCTTCTCTGCCTGGACGGCAGGGTCTTGAGCGTCGGGCATGCGCGCCACCGGCTCGACAGCAGGCGTCTTGGGTTTGAACAGTCCGGCCATGAGATTATCCTTTCAGATGACGAGGGCGAGGAAAGCGGCGGCGACGGTTGCCCAGGACAGCAGCGCCACCCCGACATGAGCCATTGCCATGCCGATCGAGCCAGGCGCGGCGCCCAACTCTTCGGCCAGGAATGCAAGCGCGCATGTGATGGCAGCAAGGCCCCATGCCCACGGCTTGTCATTGACGAGGCCAGCCGCGGCGATGATCAGCACCAGCGCGAGGCCGGCAGTGTTCTTGTCCATGGTCGCTGCCTCAGTTGTTCAGTTCGTAGGCGAGCCCGACAGCATCGAGCGAGCGGCCGTTGAGCCCGTAGACCAGCGACACGACGCCGTTGCCGCGTTCCGTCCGCAGAAGCCCGAAGCGAGCCTCGCCGAATGCCTTGGCCGCCGCATCGAGTGAGGCTTTCGCCTGCTTGACGGTGATAGCGCCGCGTGGCGCATCCTTCTTGGGGTTCGGCACCTTGATCGTGTCTTCGAATGTCATCGTCTGCCTACCTTCTGTTGCGCATAGCCGACCTTCACTTGCGGCAGTCGGCCGCCGAGAGCCGCTTCATGCATCTTGCGGATGGCCAGCTTCTCGCCTTCCGACCAACTCATGATGGTTGCGTCGCCATCGTCAGGCGAACGCCCGATTCGCTTGCGGATTTCTTCCTTGCTTTCGATCTGGATCAGGCCGGCACCCACCGGCTTCCAGCGATAGGCCACGAGGTCTGCAACCAGCATCGGGTCAGGTGGCAGCGCGACAGGCGAGCCGCCTTCTTGCCCTGGGTCCAGAGCCTCACGGAATCGCCAGATTGCTTCAGCCCGCTTGTTGATGAAGCCCAGCGCCTTATCGACCGTGCGCGCCGTTGACCCATGGGCGGCATTGAAGCCAGCCACAGGGACGCCGTTGTCTTTCAGGAACCGCATCGCGTCGCCGCCGTAGCCGCCGCCCACGTCAATGATGACCACGCAGCCATCGCGCCGGATCTTGAACACCTCGGCACCGATGCTTGGCCCGTCCGGAGTGTCCTTTCCTGGTTTGCGGACCAACGGCGCGAACCATGTGCCGTATCGAGAGGCGAACGAGGACTTGTCTATGCCGCCCTGTGCCACGTCGACGCCCACAGCCGTCATCTTCAGGCCCTTGAACCCGTCCGACGTCCAGCGCCCTTGCGCTTGGCGTATCCAGTCGGAAGGGATCACCTGCCACAGGTCATCTTGCGCACCGATGTCGAAGCGCCCTTCCCTCAGCATCGTGCGATAAGGTTCCGGCATCGCTTCGATGGTCGACGCATAGCCGCTTTCGGCCAGGTCTGGATTGTCTTCCAGCATCGAGGCAATGAAGGTGCGAGACCGTGGCCGCTCCCCTTTCGGGCCGACATAGTCGCGATCGACTTCCGTGTCTTCGCCGTCGATGGTGGTGTACCAGCGCAGTTCGCCGGGCTTGGCAGGGTTCGGGTGCGTCGGATCGAGCCACGGACCCCAACGGCGAATGACCCATTGCCCTTCTGCAGTTGATGGCGGGTTGCCGGTCGCGAGAGTGCGGCAGCGCTGTTTCGGATTGGCCGAGCGATTCCACCCGATGATGTAGGTGTATTGCGTCTCGGTGAACTGCGTTATCTCATCGAAGGCTTTCAGGTCATGCGCGACGCCCTGATAGTCCTCCTTGTTGCCCTCATGCTCGCAGTGGCCCAGGTCGATGACGCCGCGCGAATGGCGCCATGTGCCCGCCTGTTCGTTGAAGCCGTCCCGAGTGCCGAGCAGGCCTTGCAGCTCACGCTTGACGCCTTTGAGGTTCTTCCCGACCCGGCGAAGGATCAGGGAATGCTCATGCTCATTGAGCGCGAGCAGGCAAATCAGGAACGTCTTCCCGCCGCCGGCCGAGCCTCCGTAGAAGGTTTCGTCGGCCTCGCTGAAATAGGCTTCCGTTTGAGGCCCGGGGTTCGGCAGAGCCGTCTTCTTGCCCGCCAGCGTCTGCGCCTGGTCGACAATGGCCTTCTGCTCTTCAGGTGGCAGCGCCTGATAAGCCCGCAGGATATCGTCTAGCGTCTGGCCGACTGTCACTTCGCGGCCTGCTGCCCCTTGGCGAGCGCAAAGGCGATGAGGCGAGCCAGTCCGCGCCCCGTCTCTTCCGACACCAGCGGCGAGCCGTCAGGGTTTTCGTGTGACACACGCTCCCGGAAGGCTTGGACGTTGACGTGGCGGCCGATCAGTTCGAGGCGCTTGACCCTGTCCGAGAGGCGCAGCTTGCGCACCATGCCGACGGCTTCACGCTTCCCGTCGACCACCTCGAATTCCTGCACTGTGTCGATGCCGGCGACGAGGCCAGTGCGCCAGACCTTGGGCCATTCCTTCATCGGCTTCAGGTTGCCGGCATCGTCGTAGAGGTCCGAGACGTCGGCGGTTGCCTCTTCGGCCAGGCGCGTCAGCAGCCATTCGCTGTCGATCTTGGTCTTTTCCGACCGCGCCTTGAGGCCGGCCGCTAAGGCCTCGCCGATGTCAGCATTTGCAAGCAGGCGAGCGCCTTCCGTGCGGGCGCCGCTTTCGGCATATCCTGCCCGGATCGCGGCCTGTGTGGCGTTCAGGTCGAGGAGGTATTCATCCACGAACCGCGCCTGCTTGGCAGTCAGTTCAGCCAAAGGTTTTCGTATCCACAAATAGTTGTTGATGGCATAGAGGTTTCCGTGTATACAGAAACCATGATGATCGTTTGGGACGAACCGAAGCGCCTGACCACCCTTGATAAGCATGGGCTGGACTTCGCGTCCTTGGATGAGGCGTTCTTCCTGAACGCGGTCATCATCCCCGCCAAGGCGAACCGGTACTTTGCGATTGGTCGGCTGGCGTACAACACCGTCGTTGTCGTGTTCGCCTACCTCGGGACCGAAGGTCTTTCGGTCATCACCATGAGGCGGGCGAACGCCAAGGAAAGGAAGCTCGTAGAATGATCCGCAAGAAGAAGAATTTTGAGCCCGGTCGCGGCTACACCAAAGAGGACTGGCACGAGGCCGATATCCCAGCGCTCACGGATGAGCAGCTTGCGCAGGCGAAGCCGTTTGCCGAGGTGTTCCCCGATCTGGCCGCGAAGATGGAAAAGAACGTCGGCGGGCGCCCGCCCTTGGAGAAGCCGAAGAAGGCCATCAATATCCGGCTCGACCAAGACGTCATCGAGAAGTTTCGCCGCACCGGTCCAGGCTGGCAGAGCCGCATCAACGAGGCGTTGAAGGCCGCGAAGGTCGGTTGAGGCAAGAGCTTACCGGTAATTCTGGACGCATTTTCTCTGCGTGCGGGTGGCGATCCCCGCATCGCTCCGGCTGGCGGCTCTACGGCCCCGCTCTGCAAACGTGTCGCCCTAATTCGTAACGGTGCCGAAACTATCCTTTTTTCACAAGGTTTTCAAGGGGCACCGTCGTTTCGACTTGCCGGCCGAAAATCGACACGAGGATATTCACAGCCCTTGGGTTGCGCACCGTGTCGACCACACTTTCCAGGCCGGCAAGCGGCCCCTCCAGAACCTTGACCTTCTGACCCGGCTTCACCAGCTCGCCGTGGACGCGCAGCATGTCGAAATCGCCCGCCTCTTGCCGTGCGCGGATCTCGTCCACCACCGGCGCGGCTAGGCCGATCGGCTCGCCGCCGACGCTGCGCAGGATGCTGTGCACCGCCTTGCAGCGGGTGAGCTTATACCAGTTGATGTTGTCGGCCCGCATGAACAGATAGCCCCGAAAGAGCGGGTACGGGCGGACAATCCACTTCTTCTGCCGGTGGTGTTTGAATTCGTACTGGTAAACCGGGCAGTACGCGACCATGCCGCGCGCGCTGATTTCCTCTTCGGCCGTGCGCTCCATCTGCGGTTTGGCGCGCACCACAACCCACGGGCTGGCGTTTCCGATCAACGACATGTTCATAGGCGGAAATCCTTCAATTCATCGAACACGTCGAAGCGTGCGCTTTTCGGCCTGGTCTTGATGGTCGGGTTGGTTTCCAGCCGCCGCTCACGTTCGAGGCGCTCTTGCTTCTCGCCTTCTGTCTCGAATCGGCGGATTGGCACGCCCTTCTTTCGTATCGCGGCAAGCACGATCCCTAGATGTTCGTCGCTGAGGTCAGCCTTGAAGGTCTGGCGCCGGCCGTTTTCCAGCAGGTCGATCGTCCACCCCCAACCGGACGAATAGTATTCGATGACATGCACAGGCCGGCGATATTTGAAGCGCTCGCCGCGGCTCGTGGTCGCCAGCCGTTCGGTGTTCGAAGTCCCGAGCAGCCTTTGCGCCATCTTCAATTCTTGCTGGTCCATACCGGTCAGCGCCGAGGCTGGTTGCCAGCCGGCCAGCAGCTTTTCTGCCATGCGGTCCAGTTCGTCGTCGGTGTATTCGTGGTCAGTCATCGAACGCCTCCTAGGCATCGGGACAGGGAGGAAGGGAAGAGACACGGAAGAAGGGTGTTGGTTAGTATTGGGGTCATTTCTTGCCCCCTTTCATGAACCGATAAATGGGCGGGTCATTCGGCCCCCGGCCTCCTTTGTGCACGCATTCGATGAGGCCTCGTTGGTCGAGAACCAGGCGCGCATCCCTGAAGGTGTTGATCGACCAGCGGAGGCTTTCCGCCATGCCCTTCGCTAGGGCGAATTCGGCATCGGCATTGTGATGCCTGCGAAGGACCGAGAGGAGCGCCCAGGCCCTGGGCTCCTCGGCCGCCAAATCGTCTACTTCGTCTGCGGCGAAGACGACCCGGGGGCCGTACCCGAACCAGTTCTTGCCTTCGACCTCATATCCCCATGCTGAGGCCACTATCCTTAGAACCTCTTCGGCGGGCAGCGGCGGCATCATTTCAGCTTTGTTGTGTTCCATGGCGGCTCCCATCAGTTCCTCGATGTTGCGGCATTGCCGGGCGGATTTCATGCAGTGGCGCCACAGGATGTCGTTACGGTTGCCTTCCCGGGTCTTGGCCTTGCAAAAGTCGGCTACCGGCTCTTCGTTGTCGTTCGTTGTGGGAAGCGACGGCGCGGGTTGAGCCGGGCCCAGCGGCGACCGCATGACCGGCAGGCGGTCCAAATCATCGTACTTGCCAGCGACAATTCGGTAGATTCCCAGGGCGCCTCGCGACGGCGGCGCCACCACATACCCATGGCCGAGGATGTCGATAGGTACGCGAGGGTCAGGGCGGATGCGTCGGCCCTCTCCGTTGTGCCGGTACCAAGCTTGGAAGTGGCCCGAACCGCTCCTAACAATGAACGGGCTTTGACCGTGCCGGGCGAGCCCATCCGCAAGGACACGCTCATCTGGCGTGTCCACATCCAGAACCGTTATCTTGTTACGCCGGCACGCCAAGCCGATGGCGTCATGCGATGGGAACTTGATCGCCAGTTGCTCGCTAACATCGGCGCCGAGCTTCAGGTATCCCTTCACGGCGGGCCGCTTGTCCTTTCCGACGATCGACACCGGAAAGGTTGAAATGCCGTGCCCGGCGTATACGGGTTGCCACGCCGCGAAAACCCCGGTCAACTGGCGCCCCCTGATGGGGCCGGCAGCGCCCCGGCAATCTTGATGCGATCGAGCTCTTCCTGATCGCGCTCGTCATAGAACGTTGACACGTTGATGCTATCGAGGATTGCCGCTCGCAGAATGTCGGCGATGGTATTCGGCGGCAGGGCTTCAAGCTGGCACGTGCCACCCTTCCATGTTTTCGTGCGGGAATCCGTCGCCTTTGGCGGAGCCGTCGGCAACCTGAAATCCTCGACCTGTTCGGCAATCAGCGCGATCCGGCGAAATTTCACCGTAACAGTGGCCCATGGCCGATCCTGCTCAACGAATGCGGCGACATCCGCTGCAACGCTATCGAAAATGGACTGCCCGCTCGGATCGAAATCGCCCAGGTGCAGGATGATAGCAGGCTTTCCAATCTCGCAGATCCGATCGGCAAGGCGCTTTTTGGCGGTAAGGCTGTCGAAGCCACCAGACGAATAGACCGGGATCGAGTAGCGTTCAGCAACCCGGAAGAGCTGCGGCAGCATGCCTGCAGCTTCGCACCAGACTTCAACATGTCGCGGCTGGGCCGCCATCTTGTTGCGCTGGTAGCCTTCGCCGAGTTCGCGCACGTGGCGCAGGAAGTGTTCTTCACCGTCGAAATGGTCAAGGCTGTAGGTAGTCACGCCGTCATCGCGGATTGCATCGAACGGGATAACCTTGCCACGACGGGCGTTGGCCAGATGGTGGCAGAGGTTGCTATAAAACGCCTCGGTCTTGGGATAGCCGTGCGCGCCGATCAGGCGGTAGTAGATTTGCCGACAGGTGAGCGGCCAGTACGAACGATACTCGTCCAGCACCTTTTGCGCATCGGCTAGCAGCCGGAGCGTTTTGGCCTGTGGATTGTAATCCGCGATGTAGCCGCGATGCCGGCCCCCATCAGTTTTACGGCTTGCTGTAATTTCCATTAGTGAGACCTCGCCCGGATGAGGTTTGCCTCACGGATCGCGGCAATTGCCTGTGGGGTCGACAAGCCGAAGCGCTCACGAAGTTGCGGGACTACCGCATGTGTCTTGTCGGCGCCGCCTGTCGCCAGCCACAGCGCGGCCGGCTGAATATCTGTCTGCGCCACCTGTTGAGCAGTGCTGACAGACGCGCTCAAGCAGCGACCGCCATGTCTTCGAGCACCGAAACCTTGGTGTGGAGCCGGTAGCGGGCGTGGTGACCTGGGAACTGGCCGCCATGGCTTTCATGCTCAGTCTCAATGACGAAGCCCAAGGCTCGAGCCTTGAAAACGTAGTCGGACCAGCGCGGCCCGGGGTGCGTGATCGGCGTACAGCCGCGGTTGCCGGCATCGATCAACTGCTTCATCGCCCATGCGACACGCCCATCAAGGCGCATCGTCTGGCCATCGGGCTCTATTTTCACAAGCAGGGTGAACTTCTTCATGCTGCGGAATCCTCTGTGAAAAAGCTGCGGAGCTTGCCGCGTTCGGCCACCCACTGGTTGCCAACCTTTTTTGCCGGCAGGAGGCCTTGCTCAAGCATGTGGAAGGTTTGCCGGGGTTTCCTGTTAATTTCTTTGCCAATGTTTTCGGCCCCCCAGACGAGGTCGATGGGCCGAGCCTCTATCACTGTCGTCATCACGTACCTTTCATCGGTTTAGCGGCGTCTCGTTTTGTTCATGTAATCATCAATGTCAATTGATGTTACCATACAGCAGTCACTTGCAATGCGTAAAGGCCTGTGCGCAGTATCCCCGACTTTCTGGGGATAATTGGTAATGGCTGCTGACAAAGAGAGCACGATGCGGCGCGTTTACGTGCTTCCGACGGAGCTCGTGGACCGAATCACGGCCTTCCAGGCCGACATGAAACTTCAATCCGAGGTGGAGGCGGCGCGCCGGCTTCTGGATGAGGCGCTTAAGCACCGTGACAACGCGGAAGCGATAACGCGCCGGTTCATTGAACGCCTGAAAGAAACGAGAATGATGTCCGACATTGCGAAGGACGTGCTCGTCGGTCACCCGCTGATTGATCAACTGAAGATCAATACCGGTTCGATCTCATTCGGCATGACGACCGGGGATCAAGTTACGGTCTTCCAGGACGGAAGCGCGATGCTGCGGGACCGCAACAAGCAGCAATTCAGCATCAACACCGAGGGCGTGAAGACCACGGATGAAATCCCGTTTTAGGGAGGGCTGAGTGTCAGTACGCAAGCGCAAATGGACTAATCCCAAGGGCGTCGAGAAAGAGGCGTGGGTAGTCGACTATGTGGACGGCAAGGGTATCCGCCGCCTAAAAACATATGCCCGGAAAAAAGATGCCGATGCCTTCGCGGCAACAGCAAGCGTCGAGGTGCGTGACGGTGTCCACGTCGCCGATAGCGCCACCGTGACGGTTCAGGAGGCGGCCGCCCTTTGGCTGAAGAGCTGCGAAAGTGCAGGCTTGGAGCGGTCAACGACCGACCAGTACAAGCAGCATGTCAGCTTGCATATAGACCCGACGATCGGCGCGACGAAGCTGTCCAAGATCACAGTGCCGGCGGTGCGCGCGTTCCAGGAGCAATTGCGCGAGGGCGGCAGATCGGCGGCGATGATCAAGCGCGCCACCGTCAGCCTCGGCAGTATCCTGTCCGATGCGCAAGAGCGTGGGCTTGTGGTGCGCAACGCGGTGCATGAGATGTCGAAGCGCCGCGGCAATAGTGCCGGCAAGGCTGAGAGGCGCCAGAAGGCACGGCTGCGGTACGGTGTGGACATTCCGACCATGGCGGAGGTCAGGGCAATCCTGGCGGCTGCAGAGGGCCGCTACCGATCGTTTCTGATCACGGCCATTTTCACCGGCATGAGGGCGTCCGAATTACGCGGGCTCTCTTGGGCCGATGTCGATCTCGACAAAGCACAGATCCATGTCCGGCAGCGGGCCGACAAATACCATGTCCTCGGAATGCCGAAGTCGGATGCTGGACAGCGGACAATCCCGCTCACGCCGATGGTCGTGAACACGCTGAAGGAGTGGCGCCTTGCCTGCCCCAAGGGGGATCTCAATCTGGTCTTCCCCAATGGGGAGGGCAACGTCGAGTGGCACCAGAACATCATCAAGCGCGGCTTATGGCCGACACTGATCAAGGCCGGCGTCACCGTCCCGACTGACGAGAAGGATGAGCAGGACAATCCGATCATGGCCGCCAAGTACACTGGCCTACACGCCCTGCGGCACTGGTTTGCGTCGTGGTGCATCAATAGCCGGGTTGATGGTGGGCTCGAGTTGTCACCAAAAGCGGTCCAGGCTCGCATGGGGCATTCGAGCATTCAGATCACGTTCGACACCTACGGCCACCTGTTTCCGGCCACTGATGAAACCCAGGCGTTGGCCGACGCTGAAAGCCGCCTGATGGCCGCCAACGCGACATAG